TGAGTGAGGGCGTCACGATCCGCCAATCGCTGCATGGCGGGCCGCTGCTCACAAAGGCGGGCGTCTGGATGAGTAGCGATGCTGATGCCCGGCTCATGCTGGCAACCATCGAGCGAGCATTGCGGGACACGAAGTCGGGCACGGATCGCGACCGTCTCATGCGGTGGCGCGGTGACGTGTTGCGCACAGTAGACCAAGCGCATCGTGAGGGGTGGGAAGGGTGGGAGCGATGACTGAACCGACCACAGAGCCGGCCAAGGTGCCGCGCGCTCATGCCTGGGGATGGCAGACGATCAACGGCCGGCGTGCGCTCGTTTGCATGGCGTGCGGCGCGGCAAAGGTGCCGGGCATGGCTGTCTGCCCGGTGCTGACGGATCAGGCGCGGTGAAGCGTGTCGACCCCAACGACGAGCTGATATCGCTCGCCGCGTCCTGCCGCTTCGATCCCGTGCGCTGGTCGCGCCTCGCTTGGGATTGGGGCGTCGCCGGCCTGGAGAAGCATACCGGGCCGCGCGACTGGCAAACCAACATCAACACCATCATCCGCGACCATCTGGCCGATCCGGTGACGCGGTTCCAGCCGCTACAGGTCGCCGTCGCCTCGGGGCACGGCATCGGCAAGTCGGCCGAAATGGCGATGCTGTCGAATTGGGCGATGTCCTGTTGGGACGATGCCAAGATCGTCACGACGGCGAACACCGAGGGGCAGCTCCGCACCAAGACCGCGCCGGAAATCGGCAAGTGGTTCCGCACGTCACTGACCGCGCATTGGTGCGACGTGCAAACCATGTCGATCAAGAGCAGCGACCCGACGCGGACGGAAAGCTGGCGACAGGACTTCATCCCGTGGTCAGAGCACAACACGGAAGCATTCGCGGGCCTTCACAACGAAGGCAAGATAATCCTGCTCCTGTTCGATGAAGCGTCGAAAATCCATGACAAGGTGTGGGAAGTTGCCGAGGGCGCGCTGACCGACGAAAACACGGTTATCATCTGGATCGTGTTCGGCAACCCCACGCGCAACTCTGGCCGGTTCCGCGAGTGCTTTCGCCGCTTCCGCCATCGCTGGAAGCACGTCCAGATAGACAGCCGCACCGTGCCCGGCACCAACAAGCAATACCTGCAACGCCTCGTCGACGATCACGGCGAGGACAGCGATATCGTCAAGGTCCGCGTGCGCGGCCAGTTCCCGAGCCAGAGCGCCATGCAGTTCATATCAGCCGACGACGCCGACCGCGCCCGGTCGACACACCTCCGCCGCGAGCAATACGCCTTCGCGCCCGTGATCCTCGGCGTCGACCCCGCGTGGACCGGCGATGACAGCCTCGAAATCGTGCTGCGCCAAGGGCTCTATTCCAAGAGCCTCGCGACGCTGCCGCGCAACGACAACGATGTCGAGGTCGCGAACCTGATCGCCCGGCTGGAGGATGAGCACCAGGCGGACGGCGTGTTCGTGGATGCGGGCTATGGCACGGGCATCGTGAGCGCGGGCAGCGTCATGGGCCGGTCGTGGCGGCTCATATGGTTCTCGGGCAAGCCGATCAATCCCGGCTATGTCAACAAGCGCGCTGAGATGTGGGGCGGCATGAAGCAATGGCTCAAGGCCGGCGGCGCAATCGATCCGAAAGATGAGGATCTGTATCAAGACCTGATCGGGCCCGAGACGGTCGCGCGGCTGGACGGCAAAATCCTGCTCGAAAGCAAGGAAGACATGAAGGAACGCGGCCTGCCGTCGCCGAACAAGGGCGATGCGCTGGCGCTGACCTTTGCAGAGCCGGTCGCAAAGAAAGTCCACGTTCCGCGACCTGTCGGCACGGATGGCCGGCCGTTCCTCGGTGTCGCGGTCGATTACGATCCTCTCGCCTGACATTCGTGGCGGCAACCATCTCGCTCCTATCGCTTGGTGAACCTCACCTCGCGATGGCGGTGTCATGCACAACGATCCGTTCAATTCCCTGCCGACGATCCGGTCGGAACACGCTCGATCCGTGGCGGTCAACATCGCCGCGAACGCGCGCACGTTCTGCGGCCTGCTCGTCCTGATCGCGCTCGCCGTCTACCTGCACACGGGCGAGGCGTGGTTCGCGCGCATTGCTGTCCTGTCGACCGCGCTCGTCGGCTTCTCCTGCCTCGTCGACATGATCCCGGCCGGTGTTCGCCTCGGCATGCTGCGGATCGCCCTGTCGCTCGCGCTCTACGCCTCGGCCGCACTCATTGCCGGCTCCCTTCTCATCCTCATTCGGTGATCGCGCCATGTGCATGTTTCAGGCTCCAGCCGCTCAGACGCCTGCCGCTCCGACCCTGCCGCCGGAATACGCGCAGCAGCGCGCGCCGGACGCGGGCGCGGTGACGGCTTCCAGCACGCGCCGCACCGAGGATCGCGTGCGCTCGGGCACCGATACCGTCCTCACCTCGGGCTCGGGCGTGCTGACCGAGAACCTTGCCGAGACTGAGAAGAAAACCCTGCTCGGAGCCTGACGCCATGTGCTCGATCCCTTCGCAGCAGCCTTCGCAGGTTGCGCCTCGGATGCCCGCAGGACCGGGCGTCGCGCCTCCCGTGCGGCGCAACTCCGAGGAAATCATCGCGCAGGGCCGCAACACGGCCGAAGGCGCGAAACGCCGCGTGGGCGCGAACGACACGATCTTGGGCGGCGGCAGTGGTGGCGGCGGCGGGATCGCCTCGACGCCGACCGAGAAGAAAACCCTCTTGGGACAGTGAAGCGATGACCGACAACGCGGCGCGTCACGAAACGCAGATCGCCTATCACCGACGCCGCGCTGAGGAACTGAAGCAGGTTCGCCAGCCGTGGGAAAGCGACTGGCGGTCGCTCGCGGAGTACATCGAGCCGACGCGGCTTCGCCTCACCAATACCGATGGCCGGCCGATCTCGCGCGCCAAGATCATCGATAGCACGGCGACCCTTGCGCTGCGGACGCTCAAGTCCGGCATGCATTCGGGCATCACGTCGCCGGCCCGGCCTTGGTTCCGTCTGACGACGGACGACAAGGAGCTGAAAGAATTCGCGCCCGTGAAGGAATACCTCGCGCTGGTCGAGCGGAAGATGCGCGAGGTGTTCTCGGGCTCGAACATCTATAGCGCGTTCCACACGGGCTATGGCGATCTCGGGCAATTCGGCCAGTCGTGCGGCATTCTTGTCGAGGATGACAAGGACACGATCCGCATGCAGCCGTTTCTACATGGCCGCTTCTGGATCGCTCGCGATGAAACCGGAGCGGCGACGACGTGCTATCGGCAATTCCGCTGGAGCGTGCAGCGGATCGTTGCGCGGTTCGGATATCGCAAGGTTGGCGAGAGTATTCGCTCCGCCTATGACCGCTCGAATTACGACGAGACGTTCGATATCTGGCATGCGGTCGAGCCACGCATGACGCGCGATACTTCCAAGCTCGACAGGTCGAACAAGGCGTTCCTTTCGAATTATTGGGAGGATGGTGCGAAGTCCGGCGAGCTACTGGAGGAAAGCGGGTTCGACGACAATCCGATCATCGCGCCCAAGTGGGAACTCGACAGCGACGATCATTACGGGCTGTCGCCGTGCAAGCTCGCGCTCGGCGATGTGAAGATGCTCCAGACCGAACAGACGCGGAAGCTGGAGGCCATCGACAAGATGGTCCGCCCGCCGATGACCGGGCCGACGAGCATGCGGAACAACCCCGCGTCGCTCCTGCCCGGTGCGATCACCTATGTTGACGCGCCTGCGTCCGGTGCAGGCTTCCGCCCGGCCATGGAGGTTCGGGCCGACCTGTCGCATCTGCGCGAGGATATCCGCGACGTGCAGGAGCGTGTTCGCCGCGCGCTCTACGAGGACTTGTTCCTCATGCTGTCGCAGATGGAAGGCGTTCAGCCGCGCAACACATTCGAGATTGCGGAGCGCAAAGAGGAAAAGCTTCTCGCGCTCGGGCCGGTGCTGGAGAACATCTATAACGACCAGCTCGAACCGACGATTGATCGCACCTATGCGATCCTGAACCGTCGCGGAGAACTGCCGCCGCCGCCGAAAGAGCTTGAAGGCCAAGACCTGAAAGTCGAGTACATCTCGATACTGGCGCAGGCGCAAAAGGCGGTGTCGACCGGCGCGATTGAGCGCGGCGCGGCGTTCGTCGGCCAGCTCGCAGCGGCCAAGCCCGATGTTCTCGACAAGCTCGATGCAGACGAGGCGGTCGACCAGTATTTCGACGCCATCGGCGTTCCGCCCTCCATCGTCAATTCCGACGATGAGGTCGCGAAGATGCGCGCCGACCGTGCGCGCCGGCAGGCCGCAGCGGAGAACGCGGAGATGGCCGCGACGGTCGCGCCGGCCGCGAAGGCGGGGGCCGATGCCGCCGCCGTCCTGGCGGGCGCGCAGAACAACGCGAGCGGCCAAGGTCTTCTCCAGCAACTCGGGATCGCGTGATGTCGGGCGAGCTAACAGAAGCCCTATCAAAGCGCGAGCAGATCGAGCGCGACGAGCTGAACCGCGCATTCCGCGAAGTCTTCACGTCGGCCGCTGGCAAGCGAGTGCTGTTCTGGTTGCTGGAGCAAACGGCGATCTACGAGGAAGCATTCACGGGCGACGACAACGCCACGAATTACCGGCTCGGGTTGCAGTCGGGCGGGCGTCGATTGATTGGCAAGCTCGATCAGATCGACCCGCGCCTGTACCCGCGCCTCCTGCTCGATATCGCCGATCTCAAAGCAATGGACCAAGCGGCGGCTGAGAAGGCCGCGCAACAGGAGCTACCCGAAGATGAGTGACCACAATCGTTCTGCGCTGCTGTCCAGCGTGTCGGCCGGCGGCATGGCTCGCGTGTTCTCGTCGCGGTTCTCGCGGATCGCGCTCGCGCCCGAAGGTGAAGGCGAGGGCGGCGGTGATGGTGGCGCGGCTGGCGGCGCTGAGAGTGTTCTGTTCCCGAATGACAAGCCGGCGGGCGAGGGCGCAGGCGGTGACGGCGGCGATGGCTCCAAGCCTGCCGGCGATGCGGCCAAGCCGGGCGAGGGCGCGGGCGAGTGGAAGGAATACGAGCCCGACCCGAACAAGTCGGAGGCGGAGAACGCCGCCGCGAAGGCGGAGCACGACAAGACCAAGCCGGCCGCGAAAGAGCCGTCGCCGGCCGATCAGGTGCCCGAGGACGGCAAGTATGAGCTGACGATGCCCGAGGGTGTCGAGCTGGATAAGGAGCTGGCGGACGCGCTCGGGCCGGACTTCAAGGACATGGGCTTGACGCGGGCGCAGGCGCAGAAGCTGGCCGATACGTTCATCAAGCATCAGACGGAGCGCGTCACCAAGCAGACGGAAGGTTGGGCGACCACCGTTGCGAAGTGGGTCGATGAAGCGAAGTCGGACAAGGAGATCGGCGGAAGCAATTGGGACAAGTCTGTCAGCAATGCGCGCCGCGCTGTCGACACGCTCGGCACGCCTGCTCTCAAGGATTACTTGAACGCCACTGGTGGCGGCAACCATCCCGAACTTATCCGTGTACTCGCGAAGGCCGGCGCTCTCATTCGTGAGGATGATCCGGCGCACGGCGGTGCGGAAGGGGCGGGCAAGCCTGCCGATCCGGCTCACACCCTGTTCCCTAACGACGTACCGAAAGGCAAGTAACCATGGCTACTGTTGGCGCAACCTTCCCGCAGCTTGTCGATATGCACAAGGGCACGGACGCGGGAACCGTAATCGAGCTGCTGATGCAGAATAACCCGATCACGGAAGACGCGATTGCGGTCGAGTGCAATATGGGCGCGACCCACCGCCATACGATCCGCACGGGCTATCCCGAGGTGTCGTGGGGCCGTCTGTA